AAATTATACTATGTTAAGAACGCCGCCGGCAATTGGCTAAAATCAAAGCTGAAGTTTTATAAAAACGGCAAATTTATATCACAGGCGAGGGCTGAAAGATGACACAAGTTTTAGATAAATACGATTTAAAAAAAATATCACCGGAAAATATTCTTAAATGGCTTGACATGAACCACGCAAGATTAACAGGTTCTGCGGTTTTCACAAAACAAAATACTTGGACATCGAAGCTTGTCCGGTGGGGAGAAAAACATCTTTTTGCAAAATGCAAAACAAAAGACTGTTTTACACCTAGTCATACAGGAAGCATTATTGATTATAAAGGTGAATTGTATATTTTCGATATGAAACCGCCTAAAGCTAGTATTCAACCGCTTTATGATTTTATTATTGAATCCGATGAAGATTTTAAAATTGTCGTAAGGGATTTTGACCTAGATACAAAAATGTTTAGTCTTAATTGCCTTTATCACGTAGATGAATTTTATCCGTATTTATCAGCATTAAGAAGTGTATTTACGAAACGACAAAGCAAATATCGCCGTCACTGTTCGGAATTTCATTTAAGGGAGCTGCAAAAACAAGGGTTATTTAAAGACGTTAACCCCGAAATTACTCCCGATGAATTGTATCATCTGTTTGTTGCAGGGGGTGAAAAATGCTAAATCTATCACCCGAACTAATTATATCGGTAGTAATTCAGCTCATTTCGGTAGGCATTTTTATCGGAGTTTTTAAAACAACGGTAGCGTTTATGCAAGAGCAAATAAGCGAGATAAAAGAGGATTTGAAAACTGATAAACAAGAATTAAAAGACGAAATGCGGAAATATAACAATGTGCTTGAACGCATGATTATCGCTGAACAGTCGACAAAATCAGCACACAAAAGGATTGACACTTTAGAGGAAATCATCAAATGACGGTAAAATTTATAATCGGACATTGGACCGGCGGGGGATTAAACCCTAACAGAATAGATTTAACGAGCTATCAATTATTAATTGACGGAGCGGGGGAGCTGCATAAAGGGCTTGCGGTCGGATGTGCATCGTCAACCGGCGGCATGAACTCAATCACCTATAATATAGCGTGTTGCGGCGGACTTTCGACAAGTAAAATAACTCCGGTGCAAATAGAGAAGTTCTTTAAAACCTGTGCCGAAAAGATAAATGAATATAATTTGACGGTAGATGATTTTTACACCCACGCAGAAATCGGAGAGATGTGCAGAGGGTATAAACTTAAGTCAAAAGGGTATCTTTACGATAAAAACCATAAAATCATAACCGATATAATTCAATACAATTCGTACTTAGATCAAAACATAGGCAAAATTGACTTAACAAAGCTGCCATATATGAGCGGCAACGCATTTAAAACAGGAGCATTTATTAGAGCAAAAATTTATTGGTATCTAAAAAAAATTAATCCGGCTAAATAATATCATCTTTTTTTCATTATTAAACCATCCTTAAAATTGACAATTTACTCAAACCGCAGGGCTTACGCTTTGCGGCTTTTTTTATTGCAAAAAAAGGTGGGGGAAGAAACAAAAAAACGGATACCCCCACATACATACATAATTATCATTACATAAATAAAGTCTTGCGTAAAGCCTTAAAACTCTCCGGCATAGAATCGCCTTTTGTTTCTCGCATTTTTTTGATTAATTCAGAGGTTTGTGCGGCTTGACGTTTCCAATATTTTTGAACCCCCTCTTTTTCTCGATATTGGCGGATGATGCCAGCCGCAACCCCTTTAATTTTCAAAGCGTTGTTGTAGCCATTGTTTTGTAGCTTTCATATAATCATTCAATCTAAATTTAATATATTTATCACTTGTATAAACTTCATCGCTAAAAATTTTACACCAATTAGATAGCCACCTTGCCATTTCATCAAGTGTCATAGTTTTTATCTTTTCGTAGTTATTCATTTATTTTTCCGCCTTTCATAACATTTTCGTATATAAGCAATATCACTTTGTTGTATTTTGTATTCCAAACACTCTTTGCAAGGTTCGTGGTGAAATCCACCATTTGATTGGTTGATACGATTTATGCTTACATTAAATTTTCTACATTTATTACCCCAAGCATTTCTATAAGGGCATTTATCACAGACATTATTTTTTGTTTGAAAAGCAGTATGATATAAATGTCCACTTTCTATTTTTTTATTTAAATGATATTCAAAATTGTTCATTCTTCCTCTGCTTTGGTTATAAGGTCTAAAATCTCTTGTAATGTTTCTATAAATTCTCTTAGTGCTTTACATCTTGTATCATTAAAGCAATCATGGTCTATTTCATATTGCTTACAGTCTTTAGTATCTACCGCAATCTCTCTTATCTCTTGCAAGGTCTTGCGGTATTTATCAACATCAGCTTTTGTATTTTTATATTCACACTTCAAACAATCTAATCGCCATTCCTGTTTCAGCCTGTCATTCTCGGCTTTGAGTTTATTATTGTCTGCGATGTAATTGTTAAGATTAATACAGGCAAAATCTTTTACCTTTTTTAATGTTTCAATTTCAGCCTTGAGTTCTGCGATAATTTTGTCTTTATCTTCCATTATGTTTCCTTTCCTAGTAAGTTAAGCTGTGTTTCTGCTTTTATATATGGTTTTTCGGTAATTTCTTCAAGCTGCTTTAGTGCGGACCTATTCCAAAACAAGCACTTGTCTTTGTATTTTTCAAAATTAGTATTGATATCTTCTTCGTACCAAAAACATTCTTGAATAATATCTGTCCATTTCCACCGTTCGATATATCTTAAAATTAATATTTTTCTATATTCCGCCTTTTTAATACGTCTGATATGCTGCTTTAGCCGTTCTTTTGCAGGCAAAAGGATTTCTTCACATTCTTTTATGTATGAGTTGATTTTCTCTAGCCGCATTGTATACCGTTCTTGCTCTGATAGATGCGAACTTGAACCGTTAATAACTTTATCTTTATCGTAACTAACGGCTTTAAGCGTTCCGATGCGTTTTATTAGGATGTCTTTTTGTTTTAAATAATCCTCATAAACCCGCCACGCATCGCCATACCATTCAAGCCACTCTTTATTAATCACGGAATCTGCCATTAATTCAGTCATAATGCCCTCACTCTTTTTCAAAAAATCTTAGCTGATAATCCCGCGGCGAATACATTCACACGCAAGATTTGTTCTGTTCGCTGCATTAAGTTTAATAAGCATAGCTTTAACGTAATTGTCAATAGTTCCGACCGTCAAGCTAAATTCCGCTCCGATTTCCGTGCTTGAATATCCGGCGGCAATCATTTTTAAAATTTTTATTTCTTTCTCGTTAAATAAATTTCGTTTTTTTCTCATTGTTTTTTCTTCCTATTTTTATCGTTGTGTATAACCCCGTTAAGGGGTGTAAAAATTATTTTAGGTATAAACATACCTTTTAAGGGTTAAAAATTGATTTTTCCCCCCCCTGTGTCTGCACAGATTTTATTTTTATTCTCTTCAAAACGTATTCTTTTTTTATTTTTAATTTCTAATTCTTTTTTTGTTAAATTGCTATCCGGTGTTTGTGCATCGTAATCAATTCCAAGAGCCTTTGCACACTCTTTACAATACTTCCAATCAGGGGGAAAAGTTTTGCATCTTGTCAAATCCTTATCTATCCAACCGTTATTGCATTTTTTATTACGGCATATATGCATTACATAATTCATTCAAATAATCCTTTCTGTAAAACATTAGTCGGTTTCCATTGCGTATAATCATCCATTTGGGTAATCGTTACTTCTATTCGGGGGTTGAGTTTGTCGTAATAAACCCTGCTCCCGTCATGACCTGCGATAATATCCCTGTTATCATCAGCAATAAACCCCGATTTTACGGCAGCATCGTCTATTGCTTCAAGTAAATTGGTTAGATCGTATTTTAATTTTTTTGAAACATAAAACGACACCGCCATATTAACGGGGAAGTCCACAACTCCGGCTTGCGTTTTTACTTGAAATAAAAACGGCATACATTCAGCTTCAAACTCTTTGTATTTTTTTGACGGGATAATAATATTTCGTGATTTTCCGTATTTTGTTTTTAGCGTAATTATTTGCTGACTGTTTTTCTTAGAAACCGGATGCACCGGAATCGTAAACTGTATTAACATCCTCTCTGCTCCCTCTGATTATTATGTAAGCTATTTAACAATTTTCAAATCTAAGTTAGGTTGAAAAATACGTTGTTTTCCACCCATGTACTCTTTAGCTTCTTGCAAGATTTCGTGCAATAATTCTTCGTGTTTTCCGGATATTGCGACAACATTTTCTGCCATTTCCGGCTTATAAATCGGGAATTTTTGATAATTAAGGTTCAAAATATGTCCTTGGCTGTCAAAAGTCCATACTAAAGAAAAGCTGACATCTGATAAATACCCGTTTTTATCATAATAAAATTGAATAAAATTAAGTCTTAATGACGGTTTTTCCGCTCTCAATTTCGGGTTAATTTCAGAAACAATATCCTTTGCTAAATTCCATTTGTCCGCAAATTCCTGTGTGATTTCCCCTTTCATGTTGACGTTTCCTGCTTGATAAGCCTTATCATCATCATTTTTTAAAGTGATTAAAGCTCGATTTTCTTTAATTTGAATCTTCTCAATAAACAACCCTGTAACGTTGTTTGTCGTTTCTTCTTTTTCTTTCAAATTTGATTTTGCCATTTTCTTCTCCTTTCGCTACGTTCGCATTAAACGGATACGCTACGCTTGCATCCTCTGCTCACTTGCTCCTTATTTTATTTTTCTTAACTCTTCACCGGCTTTTTTGAATTTCTCATAAGCCGCTTTTGTTGTTTTTTCATCTTCTTGAACTTCTTCGATTTTTTCCGCGGCGGCGTAAATTTCCTTTTGTTTTTTCTTTTCCGCTTTAGCTTTTTCTTGTTCCAAAATCTCTAAGTAACCACCGTTAGCAATTAAAGTATGCACATAAGCGGTTATATTAGTAGCTTTTGACTTCCTTGCATAATTTTTTAAAATTTCTCTTTCTTCTTTAGAAATTTTAGGAAGCACACACACATTATTTTTTTCTTTAGTGTGTGTATTTATATTATTATCTATATCTATATTATTATTCGTTGTTGTTACTTGCCCCCCATTTTGTTTGTTAGTTGGTGGGTTATCTGCCTTAGTTTTTTGTGTGTTAGTTCCCTGATACAAATTGAAGTTTTTTACCGTTATTACTGTATATTGGTTTGTTGATTGGTATTCAATTTCGTTTGTTAGTTGCAGTTGTTTTAAAGCGGTTCTCGTTTGTTGAATGGTTATTCCGTTAGCTGCGGCAAGTTTTTCATAACTTGTAACAAACTGACCTCTTTTTAATGATAAATCTCGCCATTTTTTGGCTTTGTCATTTGCTTTTATAAGACAATGTAAAAATATAGCTTTAACATAAGGGTTGTCGTACCATTCCCACTCGTCTATTTGCCTAAACAATCTGACGTAACCTCTTGATATATTCATTTTTAACCTCTATCTGTTAGCAATTCCCCCATACTAATAGGCTTGTCGATAACTTTTGTAGCTTTGCAAAAATCGCATCTGCCGCACCTATCAGGTTCAGCGTTACCGCTTTTTAAATCGATAATCCTTTTTATTACAGTTTCATTCACACCGACTAATGCGGAATCTAATTCTGCCTGCGTGATTTGTATAACTTCAATAGCCGGTGATTTTGTTTTATCGACTGCAGCAATATAACAAGGTAATTTTTCCCCGGTATTGAGTTCAACAATCTTTTGATAAACCGCTAATTGAAAATCATAACCTTTTGCTTGTATAAAGTTTAGTTTCCCGATGCCGTCGCAATATACACCTTTATATAAATCGTCAACGGTTTTAAGGTCAACTATTGCTTTATTTTTTAAAAAGCTATCCATTTTGATTTTCCATTTTGCCCCAAGCCATTCAGCCGTCATAATAACTTGCTTTTCACCGCTCATATATTGCATAAAACGTTTATCAGCTTCACAGCGTTTAATCATTTCATCAGCTTTAAGGTATTCAGCTTTTAACGTTCCGTCTTTTTTAAATATCTCGGGGGTATTTTCTTTAAATTCGTTTAATGTACCCTCAAAATATGCATCGACGTATGAACCTATTAACATTGCGGGAGTTCGTTCCTTGACAAACTCCCCCTTGATAATTGCCAATGCTTGATTTTCGCATCCTTTACGTTCTAAAGTTCCGTAAAAGTTTTTATATTGTGAAACGCTGATAAATTCGCTATCTGCTTTATTTGAATAATAATTTTTATCCGTTAGCTTCATTTTCTAATTCTTCCTCATAATAAGCATTTGCGCGGTCTATATATTCTTGCGGAATGCTTTCGGCATCATCTTGAATTGTTTCTGTCTGTTTTTCTTCAATCTGTTTTTGCGGTTCTTCTTTTGGTGTTTCGGGTTCTGCAAAAACATCTATTATTGATTCAGTTTCAGATGTCGGAGTTTGCATTTCCTCAACCTCTTCGGTTGAATAAATACCGCTCAAAATCTCAGGACATTGAAGTCTGCCAAAGAATGAAGCCGCTCTGTATCTAAGCATTATCCCCGGCATAGTTTTCCATTTTGAGCCGTTTTTTGCAATCCACCCCTCAGCCTTTGCCATTTCTAACGAAACAACCGGACCGATTAATTTTTCACCTGTTGCCGCTTCAATACCCCAAGCAAAACATTTTGATTCGGATTCATCGAGTTTGAATTTTAATGAGCCTTTAAGTTTGCCTGAGCCGTTAATACAAGCAATAATAAATGAGCTTGCTATTGCAGGCTTGCCATATATAACATGAGTATTTTGCAAAACCATAAACGGATCTGCTTTTAATCTATTTGCTAACTGAACTACTATAAAACAGTTCGCAGGCTTATTTTGAAATTCCTTTGGAATAATATCCGATTTTGACATTTCTGTCGCAATAGCCATAGCATTGTTTAAAGAACTATGTTTTAATGCCGGCAAATTTTGTGTTTCTTCTTTTTTTACTAATTCTTTTTTAGCCATTTCTACATCCTTTCGTCTTTCAAAGTTTTTCCAAATACACTTAAATTTTTTAAAAATTCTGCTTTAGATATTAATTTTGTTTTACAAGAATCGCGGGAGATAGCTTCGGATATTCTGATTTCGTCAACATAGTAGACATTATTATGCCGATAAAAGCACCGCCCACGTTCTGTATCATCCCATATCGAAAATTCACACGCTCCGGTTTTCATTACTCCCCCCTTCTATCCTTAAGCCTGTCGTATCTTTCATTCTCAATCCTGTCTTTGATTGCATCCTGATACTCTTCGTAACTGTCAAAGCCGGCTTTATAGGCTTTATCTTCGTTTTCTAACTGTTTTTCATAAAAATATAATGCGCTTTCAGGTACACACATAATTAAAATCCTTTCACTAAGTTTGAGTAAACCGCATCGACACGTCCTAACCGTTTTAATCTTTTAACCGCAAGCCCTGCAAGAATAAAACTCGGAATTGACACATTCCCCTGATTAATCGTGTCGTAATAATCAATCATTTTTTTTGTTAAATATTTCTCTTTAATTCTCTGCGTTTCTGTTTTAAAACTAACGATATTGTCAACCATAGTTAAACCCCTCTCTTTTTAACTAATAAGCCATTGATAAATTCCATAAAAAACGAGTATAAATTGGCACCCGAAAAATATAAAAGTAGCGATAAATTCGCCTAATGTTTCTTTTTGCATATAAATCCTCTCTTTCTTTTCCTCTACGCAAATTTCAAAAAAAAAGGCTCGCACACAGATAATAATATGTACTTATGTAATATTAGCTATTCAAATGGTTTTCAGGGATGCGAGCCTATTGATTTAGGGTAAAGTTAACCTTTACTAATTTCCCCACTATCAAAGGGGTAGCGGTCTTTGATAGATTTTAATGTTAATAGAAATAGTAAGTTCGATTAGGTATTTTGCTACCCGTACAATAAGGGGATTAAAAGCCTTATGGCAGCTCTCCGGAAATTCTTGCCGCTTCGTTCGCACAAGTACGCTTACGCTTTACTTTCTGCTCACTTGCTCCGGAAAGCTGATTAAAACTTCTTATTATTCTTCCTGCTCCGTTTTTGCCTGCCCTTGCGTCAGCCGATTGTAGAAGAAATACAACCCGACGAGGCTCAGCCGGTAGTCTTACGTTTTCTTTAATTGTCAAAGTACATATTTTTTTGCATAACAAAGTCAGCCCTAAATAGGGTACTTTTCACAAAGACCTTTTAAAAATTTATTGCTTACCCTGTTGTATTTGCACGTCTAAAACTCAATAATATTGTTGCTTTTCCCTCTTTCGTTACCCTTTTTAGAAGTTTTGTTCTTCACCGGTCTCAAGCGAAATTATTGACTTTTTAATGTGCTTTGCGTACTCTGTTATTGTTATCTAATTTCAAAGTACAAATTCATTATACAAAAATATAGTACATCTGTCAATAAATCAGTACAAATATTTTTGTAAAATAGTACAAAAGGTGTATATATGCGATATTTAGAACTTTTAAAGGATTTACAGAACTTAACAAATGAAAAATTAACAGACCGTAGGATGATGACTGCATTAAATTTAAAATCCCCGTCGGCAATTACCTATAAAAAAACTAATAATTCATTTGTAACAGACGACGAAATCGAAAAAATAGAACAATCTTTTAATGTAAAATTATCAGGGAATGGAGTACCACACATAACCCTTGACTATTACCCTGACATTTTCGGCTCTTGCGGTACGGGTGAATTTGTACTGTCGCAAGAAAAACAGCAAATTCAAGTGCCTGATAACGTATTTTTCAAAAAGTTTTCAAAAGTCAAAAAGTATTCTGTAATCAACGCTCAAGGTGATAGTATGCAGCCGTTTATATATTCCGGCGATAAATTAATTGTCGAGCATTGGAGCGGGGAACAGATTATTGACAATCAAGTATATGTCTTTTGTTATGATAATGAGATTTTTGTGAAGCGTTTAACTAAAAATATCAATCAGCTTGTCATAAAGTCTGATAATACATTTTATGATGTGATAAAATTGACAGGTGATGATCTAAACAAAATTATCATAGTCGGTCAAATAGTCGGGTTAATGAGGGATTTAACAAACTAACATTTATAATTTTTGCTTTTCATATACCAAAGTTTAAATTTTAAAAAATCTGCGACTTTTTTAATCCTGTAATAATATTTCCAATCTGAGGTTTTTTCTATAATAATAACAACCGCCGGTTTTTTATGTGTTTTTATTGCGTAATAGTAGGCTTGTCCGACCGCTTCCGCCCATTTTTGGGCAAAGTCAAATTCTATTGCGTAATTTTTAGTCAAACAGTCAACTCGTGTTTTATCGTCTAATACGTATTCAGTAACCCCGCTATACGTTGCACACCATTCTCTTTGGTATTCCTTTTCTGGCTTCAAATGTTTTGCAAGACAACAATTTGTTGACATCAACAAAACGATTAAAATTAACAATAAACCTTTTTTCATGCCCAATATTATAGCATAAAAAATTCCAACCCTCTCACACTTTACGCAACCCCGAAAAAGCCGTATAGTTAGAATGGAAATTTTAAACTTTTTATACATAGGTTTCTCTTTTACTATTTAGCCGTCAACGATCCATTTTTTCCTTTCTGCGATTGATTGCATACACAATCCCGACGGCTTTTTTATAGGTATTTATATCTAATCGTGTTAATATTTTTAAGCATGTGAGTATTCTACTTAAGGCTGCTCTCCTCTCATAGTTTTTAGTTTTATAGCAGCCTTTTTTATTAAGTTTATGAGGTTTTATGGCGAAAAATAAAGGCGGTAGACCTGCTTTTTATACATCGGCTGAAAGACTGCAACGCAAAATTGATGCGTATTTTAAAGATTGCCCCGATTATATTACCATTAAAGAATATGACGGGAAAAACGGGTGTTTTGTTGAATATAACAAAACTACTCCTACTGTGTCGGGATTAGTCAAATTTCTTGGATTTTCAGACCGCAAAAGTTTTTACGAGTATGAAAATAAGCCGGAGTTTACCCACACAATAAAAAACGCACGTACACGAATAGCTAACGAATACGAAAAGCAACTTTATAACAAAAGTTGCACAGGTGCTATTTTTGCGTTAAAAAATCTCGGTTGGAAAGATACGGCAGAAGTTACACATAATGCCGGAGAGGACATAAGAGAAAAGTATTTAAAATCTTTAGAGAATATGTATGCCGATAAAGTGGGAGAACAGCAAATACAGTCTGAAAGCAAGGAAGTTCCTGAGCAAAAAGCCTGAGGATTTCCCCTTATTAACATTGCTCGACGGGGCAGTCAGAAGCGGCAAAACATTAAACATAGTTCAAAAGATACCGCAAATATTTGATGCAATCGGGAACGATAATTTAAAGGTATTTTCCGGCTATTCAAAATCAACCGTCAGAAATAACGTATTAATTGAATTAAAGCCGTTTATAGAAAACTATTTAGGCGGTCAGGTCAAATATAACAGTTCAAGCGGTGAATTAGATATTAAACTATGGGGCAAAGTTTATAATTGCCTAGTAGTGGGCGGCGGTAAATCAGATAGTGCGGCAGCTATTCAGGGCGGAACGTGGGATTTTTGGTATGCGAACGAATTACCGCAGCACCATTACAGCTTTTACAATATGGCTTTAAGCCGTTTAACTCCGGCTAACGCTAGGGCATTTGCTGACAGCAACCCCGAAAGTTCAAACCATTGGCTTTATCAAGAAAAAATCAAACCTTATCTTGAAAACGATAAAGATATAAAAGATGTCTTTGAGTATTGGCATTTTACAATGAGGGATAATGCAAACCTCTCGGATGTCTTTATTAACAATCAAGAAAAACTTTATCAGGGTGCTTTTAAAGCAAGAAAAATTGACGGTCTTTGGATAGTTGCTGACGGTCTTGTATATGACACATTCTCAGCTTCAAAGCATACCTTAAAGCATATAGAAATTATCAATAAGATTAACCAAAATGAAATCTTAGAGTATTTCTTAGGTATTGACTGGGGTTGGAATCACCCGACAGCCTGCCTGCTTTTAGGAATAGACCGAAAAGGAACGTATTACCTTATTGATGAACTTTACGCATCAAAAATCGAAGCTGATGCGGTTATAGAGTGGATTAATCAAAAACAAACAGAATATAAACGGTTTTTCAGCTTTGCAAATTGCGATAACGCTCGACCGGAACAAAACGAAAAACTAAGAAATAATACAAACCTTGTTATATATGAGGAAAAGCCAAAAGTAGAAGATAGTATTGCTTTAGTTCGCAGCGTTATTAATTACGATAACTTGATTGTATCGGATAAATGCGGCCACACATTAAACGAATTTGAAACGTATCGTTATCCGAATGAGGAAGAACGATTGAGAGCATCTGTTCAAGCTGATATGCCGATAAAGATTAATGACGACTGTATGGATGCTTTAAGGTACGGTTTATATAAACATTTAACAACATTTAATCAACAGAGGAGTTTTAACACAATAAAATGCTAACATCTTTTGATACGACAGAGAATTTAAGAAAATTACGTTGGGATAATGAGGATAATTGCAGATTAAGAGATTACGCACGTTATCGTGATTTGTACCGCTCGGAATTTTCAAAGCCGTTCAGGCAAGTTATTAACAAACTTTTAAAACGTTATCCGCTGCAAGATACGACAGCTCAAACGCTAATTGAAGTTAATCTGTTTAAAGCATTAACAGATTTCTTTAAAAACCTTGTAGCAAATAACGATTTTGAAATTAATTGCGAAAATAACCAAGATTTATGGGATGAAATCGCAAAAAATAATAATTTTATCGCCGTATTAAAAGAAGTTTGTATTGATAATTCAAGATTTGGCGATGCACTTTTTAAAGTTGCATTCGTTGATGATAAAGTTAAAATCTTTTCAGTTTGTCCTGATTGTTGGTTTCCTGTATTCCATAACGGGAATTTAAACGAACTTGACGGACACATTTTACTTTATGATCTTAAACTTAACGGCAAGGATTATAAGCACATCGAAAAAATCCACAGAGGATATATAGAAAATGAAGTTTGGGAAGTATCAAACGGAAATTTAAGCCATAGGATTGAGGACATCTCAGAATTTGGGCTTGAAGAAGTTGACGACTTCTCGGATAAATGGGATGATTTCGTATTATTCCACGTCAAAAATACCACCGAAAGCGATAGTTATTACGGCGAAAGTGATTATAAATGCGTAGTCAGCCTTATTGAAGAAATAATGCTGACGATTTCGCAGAACAGTAAAATCATTAACCGCCATGCAAATCCTAAACTTGCCGGCAGTATTGAGAATACGGAAATGAACCCTATAACGGGTGAAAGACACGTTCCAAATTCTGATTTTATTCTAACAGGCAAAGACGGCACAAAGCCTGAATATATCACAGCAGATTTACAGGCTGATGCGATTAAGTCGCATATAGATATGCTTTTGCAGTTTTTCTATATGCTTACAAAAACACCACCGCAGGCATATGGTATTGATTTAAGCGGTAACCTTAGCGGTGAAAGCCTTAAAAAAATCTTTATGGCGGCTATAACAAAAGTCGAGGATATAAGAGCGGTTTCGTTAAATAACGCGATAAAGAAAACGGTTGAATGTGCTTTGGCATTTTCCGGCATTAATGATGCGGAAGTAAAAATCGACTGGGGCGAAGCTATTAAACTTGACTATACAGAAGATGTCAAGGCTTGTAATGACAGAGTTTTAGCAGGCACAATATCGCAATTATCCGCAATAAAGGAATTAAGCAAATTGCCGGATGATGAAGCGGAAAAAGAATTAACGCAAATCCAAAAAGAAAAAGGGGCAGAAGCTGACATCTTATAATGGCGGTTAATATTTATGATTTACAGATTAAAAACGCAAAAGAATTAATAAAAATATATTCTAAGCGTTCTGAACAGCTCAAAAAAGCCATTTTAAGCATCGTAAAATCAGGCGGCGATAGTTCTACCCTAACGAGAGAGAAAAAACGCATAGACGACATTCTGACGGCTCTCAGAAAAGAATTAAAAGAACTTACCGCAGCACAAATAGAATATTCATATACTCAAGGTCAAGAAACAACCGTAAAGGATTATAAAGCCTTGAAAATAGGCTTGTTAATCGGTGCGGTTTTACCCGATAAAGGGAAAAAAGAACTTACAAAAACCTATCATAGCCATATTGATTGGGCGATTGAGAGGATGCAATCAAAATTAAACGCTTTTGTGCGTAAAGATTTTTCAACCGTTAATCAAGCGGTTAAGAACGTTGAAAGCCTTGCCTATAACCGTTTAGGCTTGATTGTTCCCAGTAATCTTGAAAAAACAAAAGATTTAACAGGCTTAGCACAATTCTTTGAAACGCAATTAAAAGCAAGGGATATTTTCAGAGTTCCGTATTATCACAGAACAGGCAGCAAAGCCGGAAAGGTATTTTCACATGTCCGTACTGAAAACTATTGTAAAATGCTTGCAAGAACGCTTACAGCAGAAGCTGACAGAAAAGCCGTTACCGATATTATTGAAAAAACTTTTGAACCGTATGGGGATTTAGTTCAGTTTGTCAGACGTGGCGGCGGATATTCCGAGCATAGCTGCGATG